TAAACTTAGAATATGTTTATCACAATTAAAAAAAATAGTAACTAGTGGTGTATATCAAGGTGATTTACTATTTACATCAGGTGATGTTAAAACAGCAACCATAGATGGTGAAAGTCAGTATATATTTACACCCAATACTATTACATATGCAATGCCTACATCATCAAGTATAGGAAGAAAAATTGCAAGTGCAAAACTTGGTATAGTCTTTCATACAAAATATTCAGGTAAAACTATGCAAAGTTTAATGGCAGGTTTTGGAACAGTAAGAGGTGGTGGTGGCAGAAGTGTATATCTTGCTTCAGCAGGTTATAAAGACACTTCAGGCTCATCTAAATTTACATCATCAGAATTATCTAGATTTGATGGACTAATTAGAATGGCACAAGGTTCATTATCAAAAGCAGGTCCTATGTTAAATCAAATGAGTAGTAGTGATTCAACATCAGTAGGATATAGATTAAAAACATTTTTCAATTCTGTAATTAGAAATGGTACAGGTGGTATGGGTAAAGTCAAAACACTACAAGGACAATTTAGAGAGTACTATGAAAGTTTTATTAATGCAGAAATATCTGCTAGAAAAACAACAGCAGGTAAACAAAAGTTTATACAGGCAAAAAAAGATAATTTAAAATTTATAGATAAAAATCAAACGGCATTATATTTTGCAATTGCAAGTCATGTCAGTTTAGCAAATGCAAAGAATTTCTTAGTAAGTAAACTATCACAAATACAAAGTATAGGACACTTTCTAAAAACATCAAATGGATATAGAGTAACATCACCTGAAGGTTTTGTCGCAGTAGACAGAGTTGCCGGTGCAGTTAAACTTGTAGACAGACTAGAATTTAGTCGTGCAAACTTTACAATGGACAAAGATTGGTCATGAAAAGTTTTAAAAGATATATTTCAGAAAGGTGTAAACTTTCAGAAGAAATACCTGGAATACAAATGAGAATCATTATGTTAGGTGGACCTGGTTCAGGTAAATCAACATACTCTAAATTCTTAACTAAAGAATTTTTAATACCTCATGTATACACAGGTGATATGATGAGAGATTTAGCAAAACAAGATACACCAACAGGTCGTAAAGTTAGAAGTGCATTAGACAAGGGTGATTATGTTGATACTAAAATTGTACTAAATACATTACAAAAAAGATTATCTAGAAAAGATACAGAAAGAGGATATGTATTAGATGGTTTTCCTAGAAGTATGGAACAAGTAAAAGAAATGGAAGACAGAAACATAGGGTATGACCATGCAGTCTATTTAGATGTTGCAGAAGAAGAAGTCATTAGAAGATTAATGTCCAGAGGTCGTGCAGATGATAAACCTGACATTATAAAAAATAGAATTGCAGTATATAAAAAACAAACACAACCTGTTATAGATTATTATAAAGATAAACTTATAACTATTAAGGCAAAGGGTGGTGAACAAATAGAAGATATTGCAAGATTAATTATAAAACAGATTAAGGATACAGATGAAAGAATTTAAAGGTTTTAAAGAACAATACTTACAAGAAGGTGTATATGACCCTGGCATATTCAAGGCATATTTTCTTGCAGGTGGTCCTGGTTCGGGTAAAAGTTTTGTAACAAAATCTGCTTTTGCAGGCTTAGGATTAAAAGTAGTAAACTCAGATAGTGTTCTAACAAGAAAGTTAGAGAAAGAAGGATTGTCTCTAAAAATGCCTGATTCAGAAAAAGACCAAAGAGATAAACTAAGAGCAAAGGCAAAAATTACAACATCAAGTATGTTAGATTTATATGTTCAAGGTAGACTAGGATGTATCATGGATGGTACAGCAAGAGATTTTGGTACAATATCAAGACAACAAAGACTATTTAAGTTTTTAGGTTATCAAACTATTATGATATTTGTTAATACAAGTTTAGAAGTTGCATTAGAAAGAAATAAAGCAAGAGATAGAACAGTAAACCATTCTATTGCAGTAAATAGTTGGAAAACAGTACAAAGTAATATGGGAAAATATCAAGGATTATTTCAAGCTTCAAACTTTTATGTAATAGATAATAATGCTAGTGAAAAAGAATTAGTAACAACAACCTTAAATAGAGCTAATATGATTGTTAGAAGAACTATGAGTCAACCTCATAATTATATTGCAAAGACATGGATTAAAAGAGAGTTAGATAGGAAGAAAAGATGAAATTTTTTAGAGAATTAATAGAATCAGTAATTGATATACCTAGGAAAGATTATGCACCTGGTGTATTTGATGAAGCTGATTCTGAAAATCCTAAACTAAAACAAAAAGTTTTAGATATGATTGCAAAACAAATTAAAGAGTTTGAAGAACTTGCACCTATTGTATCAACATCATTAATAGGTTCTATACTTACAAAGAGATATCGTAATGACGCTGACTTAGACATCAATGTATTATTTGATGTACCTGAAGATGAACAAGAAGAAAGGAGAGAACAATACTCTAAACTTCTAAGAGATATCAATGGTAAAAATGTTCCAGGTACACAACATCCTGTAAACTATTATGTTATTACAGACCCTAAAGTATTAGAAAACAATAACAAAAAGGCAGATGGTATATTCTCTATAAAAGATAACAAGTGGATTAAAAAACCAGATGAAGATACTTTTGAACCAGAAAAATATGAATCTGATTTTAGAAAACAAGTACAAGAACTTGACATTATAAAAGGCGAACTAAAAAGAGATATCATAGATTATGCAGAACTAAAACAATTATCTAATAATGATGTTTTAAATCTACAAGAATTAGTCAATGAAAAACTAGAAGAAATAGAAGAATCAATTAGAAAACTAAAAGAGATTGGTGATACACTTACAAATGATAGGAGAGATATTTTCGGTAGAGAAATGACACCAGATGAAATTAGAGAGTTTGGTAAACAAAACAAACTACCTAAGAATGTCATTTATAAGATGTTAGAAAAATATCACTACATGAAACTTTATAAAAAACTAAAAGATATATTAGAAGATGATAAAGTTACAGATAAAGAAATAGATTCTCTTAAAGAGGCACCAGAATATTCTAAAGGAACTGCTGTGTTTACATTTGGTAGATTTAATCCACCAACAACAGGTCATCAAAAACTTATTACAAAAGTTAATAATACACCTGGTGATTTTAAATATGTGTATCTAAGTAAATCACAAGACGCTAAAAGTAATCCTTTAACAGTAACACAAAAAATTTCATATATGAGAAAGATGTTTCCACAACATAGAGGTATGTTTAGAATACCTTCTTCAAATATGATATTAGATGTTGCAACAGAATTATTTAACAAGGGATATACAAATATCAATATGGTTGTGGGTAGTGATAGAGTACAAGATTTTAAAAGAATATTAAATCAATATAACAATGTAAAATCAAGACATGGATTTTATAACTTTAAAAGTATTAAGATAACAAGTGCAGGCGAAAGGGATCCAGACGCCACTGGCGCTTCAGGTATGAGTGCAAGTAAAATGAGAAATGCTGTTGGCCAAGGTGATATCAAATCATTTGCAAAAGGTCTACCATCAGGATTTAGAGATATAAAAGGATTGTTTAGAGATGTTGCAGTAGGTATGAGAGTAGACTTTAAAAAAGTATTAGCAGCTAATACAAATAATCACTTTGGGTATTCATTTAAACCTGTTGCAAGTTTAGAAGGATTTGAAAAGAAACAATTGAGAGATTTATATATTAGAGAAGTTATCTTTAATATAAATGACAAAGTACATTATATCAAAGAAGATATACATGGTAAGATTGTAAGAAGAAGTACGAACTATATTGTACTTGAAGATTCAGAAGAAAATTTACATAAGGCATGGATATATGATTGTGTACCTGATTCAGCAGATAAAGAAGTTGCAATCAGAGAGTTTAACTTAGATGTAGATTATGGTTTTACAGCTGTAACAGAGGGAGATATGAACGAGAAGAAAACATTAGACCAAGACCCTGATATTAAGAAAGAACCCGGAAGTCAGCCGAAGAAATACTACAAGACATTGAGTAAAGATATAAAACAAAAGAGAGCAGACCACTTTAAGAAACAAGACACATCAACAGATACAGCGACACCAGCGCCTGGTGATGACACAGCAAAGACTAAAACATCTAAACATACTAAGAAATACAAACAGATGTATGGTGAAGTCAATCAAGAATCATATGAAATAGGGGCAGATTATGCTAATCATACTAAAGAAATAACACCTGGCCAGACAGCAGATGAGAAACCTGTTGATTCTAAACTAAGAACACCTAAAAACAGTATAAATAAAGATATAGAAAAGGATAAATATAAGATGAAAACATTTAAAGAGTATGCAGAAGACAATAAGTATGCACATCTTGATGAAGAACTTGAGATTACTGAGTCAGAATATCAAGGAAAGAAAGTAAAACTTAACGACCCAGTTAGAGGTGGTAGTAAGAAGTTTTATGTATATGTAAAGAATAATAAAGGTAATGTGGTCAAAGTATCTTTTGGTGATACAACAGGATTGAGTATCAAAAGAGATGACCCAGAAAGGAGAAAGAGCTTTAGGGCAAGACATAAGTGCGACCAGAAGAAAGATAAAACTACAGCAGGTTATTGGTCGTGTAGAATGTGGACTGCTAAAACTAAAGTATCAGATTTAGACTAATGAAATTTAAAGAATTTAAAAATAAATCATACGGATTAGAGGCAAAAGAAGTGCCACCTAAACCAATGACATATGCAGATGTTAAAGAAGACATAAGAATTTCAGACCCAAAGGGTAGTAAAAAGTCAGAGGCAGAACAATATATTGATGTGTATAAAGATACTCATAGAGGGGCACCAGAAATTAAAAATGCAAAATTTCGTGAATTTACTTTAAGTGGTAAAGATGAAAAACTGGTCGCAGACATGGTTAACAAAGAAGGCAGATTTAAGGAAGAAGTAGATTTAGGAGAGGGTAAAGAACTAACAGACCTAACTAAACATTTTAATAATAAAAAGTTTGGCCAAACAATGGTTGTTATGTACTCATTATATGGTGACCCTAGTAAACTTAAAAGAATGACTACAAACAAATATGCTAAACAATTAAAAAAGTTAGATAATACAATGGGTACAATTAAAATGAAAGGTGATAAAGATGACCACCTAGACTTTGTAAAATATATGCACGATTTAGGTGTTAAACCAACAATTAGGGTAATAAAAAAATGAGTAGATATAGAGCAACAGTAGGTGAATTACTAGAACAAGTAAGACAAGAAGCGAAAACAAAAGACATCTATCATATGGCTTTTGCTGGTGATAACGCTGCCACAATTTCAAAGAAACTTAACCTAGATGTTGATACAGTTAAGAAAGTCTTAGGTGAAAGATTTGATATGTCTGATTTTAAAGACAATGAAAAAGATAACAAACATAGTGAAAATGCATTAGAACTTGCTAAACAATTTGGTACTGGTAAAGAAATGCATGATATGAAAGCTATTATCAAATTTGTAAAACAAAGAGGTTATATCAACAAACCAATGTATGATGTAGGTTATAAAATAACAAAAAAATATGCTAGTAAATTAGAAGCATATAGAGAAGTCCAAGAAGACTGGAAAGATACCAATAAAAGAAATGTTGAAAAACATGGTAGTACAGGTAAAACATCTGGCGAAGATAGAGTTAAATCTCTAGAGAATGAAGTCCAAAGATTAAAATTAGAATTAGAAAACGAAAAGAATGCTACTGTAAAACCAGAACCTAATCCTGATACAGGCGAAGTTCCTCTAACAATAGGTATTGCACATAAACATTTAAAAGATAAACAAGATAAGAAAGAAGTTAAGAAAGAAGAAGTAGAAATAGATGAAAACTTTAGTCCTGCTATGATTACTCAACTTAAAAAACAGTATGAACCTTTAAGAGGTAAAAGAATTGCACCTGAACCTTTAATGAAAATATTTGATAAGATTGATAAAGATAAAAATGCTTTAATTCAATTATTTAAGGCAGATATACCTTTTGTTAGTCAATTGGCAGTTTCAAGACTTATTTCAAAACACAATATGAAAGGTGCAGAAATTAATAAACTTAGAGAAGAAGTAGAAGTACAAGAAGAAGAAGAAAGAACATACACAGTTATTCATGTGAAACATGGTAAAGAAGTTGTTAAAGCAAAAACTTCATATGACGCTGCTAAAAAATATGCACAAATGAAAAATCTTAAAAGTACAGCAGGTGTTGAGTCATATTTAATGACAGAAGAAGTAGAACTTACAGAATACTTTGCAACAGTACATTCAGATAAGAAACCAATCGTAGATTTCGTTAAGAAATATGCTAGAACACCATCAACACAAGCAAGTATTGACTATGTAGATGATGACGCTGGTGGCAATATAGAGTTTGAAGGAAGAGGTGCTCATGACCTTGCAGATAAAGTAAAGGCAAAGTTTGGTGTAAGAGTTACAAAAGAAAGTTTTGAACCAATAGAAAATAAATCATTAGAAGAAATGTCTTTATCATCTGCTGAAAGAGCAAGAGGTTCAGACAGACCAATTACTATTCAATATACTTACATGAGAAATCCACAGTTATTTATGCAAACACTTAAAGGTACTAAAACAGGTAAGAAATTAAAACATGTTTTCCCTCGTAAAATGGGAAGTGATGAATATATCTTAAAAGGTACATATCAAGACCATATTGATTTCTTAAAAACATTAAACAATAAAGGTATCATGCCCAATAATAAGATTATAGGCGAAGAACTAGAAGAAGACACTAATAAGTACATCACAGAGAAAATAAAAGGATTAGAAAACAAGGCAGATAAGACAGGCATGCCATATGGTATATTAAAGAAAGTATACGATAGAGGAATGGCTGCATGGAAAGGTGGTCATAGACCTGGTGCTGGTCAACAGCAATGGGCATTTGCAAGAGTTAATTCTTTTGTAACTAAATCATCTGGTACATGGGGTAAGGCAGACGCTGACTTGGCAAAACAAGTAAGAGCTTCAGAATCAATAGAAGAAAGTAGACAGTTAAAAGATAAAGAAACAGAAATGTTAGTTTCTTTAGATGGCAAAGTTAAAGTTATAGATAAGTCTGAATGGGATAAATACAAGTCAAAAGGATACATACAGGCTGAAGATAAAGAAGAAGAAAATGAGGCATGTTGGGATTCACACAAACAAGTCGGTACTAAAATGAAAGGTGGTAAGACCGTTCCTAACTGTGTGCCAAAAAATGAAAAATATACTCGTGTAGGGTCTGCAAAATTGACTCCTGCTCAAAAGAAATTTCAAGATGTTTTACAAAAGGCAACTAAAGATAAAGAAGATAAGAAGGCTACATACTTGAAAACTAAACACAATCTTTTTAGACTAAAAAAGAACGAAGAACTAGAAGAATCATTATTAGATAAAAACGGCAAACCATCTATGGGTAAACTAAAAAGTGCAATAGATGATGTAAATAATACTAGAAGTATGGCAGGCGATAAGTATGGTATTACTAATATAGACTATCGAGAAAAAAATGGCAAAAAATTCCTAGATGTAGAAGTAGAAGATGAAAAAGGATTATTAAATGCATTACGAAGAAAATATGGTAATAAAATTAAATTAAGAGGTTATTCAGATTTTTATATTGAAGAACTACAAGAGAACGAAGAAATAAACATTGATGGATACGATGGTGCTAGAAATCTCGTAGACAGACTATTAAACAAAAAAGGAGACAAGTAATGTCAAAATACTTAACAACAAAAAAAGATAGTCTTGAAGATATGGTGGCAAAAGTATCTGAAGGAAAACAATCCGAAGACTATAAACAATTATTTAAGAAAGAACTTGAAAAGACTGGTAAAGGAGTTGGTTCTATGTCAGATATAGAAAAGAAAGCTTTCTTTAATAATATAGATAAAAAACATAAGGCAAAAAACGAAGGGTCTAAAGAGATTCAAACAAAGAATATGAGAACTACACCAGGCGAAGGCACAGGTGCAGCTGGTGGTAAAAAACTAAAAGAAGAATCAGAAATACAAGAAGGTGGTGTAAAAGACTTTCTTATGGATGTTGAGGCAGACGCCGCTGATATGAGTTTAAATGACTTAATCAAAAAATATTATAATAAAATGGGACTATCTGCTCAAGATTTAAAAAAGATTTTTTACAGAGTAAATGAATCCGTTAATGAAGAAACTGAAGAAGAAGAAACTAAAACTTTAAATGATACTATACACAGTGTTTGGAATACGGCAGCTGCTGAGGAAGATAAAAGAGAATCAGAAGCTTCATATTTTAAACCTGTAGAAGAAGAAAAAAAAAGCCTGAGTGAAGAACAAATAAAGTGTCCTAACTGTGGTCATATGAATCCAGCTGACGCTCACAAATGTTCTAACTGTGGTGCTTCATTAAATAGTGAAAGTGAAGATAAAGAAGGAAAAAACGGAAAGAAAAAGGCTATGACTGGTTCACCTGCTACTAAAGTAGATACAACACCAGAAGTAGAATACGATAAATAATGATAATATATTGTGATATGGACGGAGTCCTTTGTGATTTTGAAAGACAATGGGCTCGAACAGCAAAACTTCCATTTTCTAAATTTCAAACATTGAGTGTAAACGACAGATGGAAACCTGTCAGAGCTCATGGTGGATTTTGGGAAACTATGCCATGGAAAGGTGATGGCAAAATGTTATGGAACTATATTAGAAAACATGATGTAAGAATCTTATCAGCATACTCATCATCAGACCCTAACTGTATGGCAGGTAAGAGAAAGTGGATATCAAAAAACTTATCAATATCTAGTGCTAAAATTCATTTAGTACAAAGAAGTCAAAAGCAAATCTATTCAAAGAAAAATACTGTACTTATAGATGATTATGTCAGAAACATCGCCGAGTTTAATGCAAAGGGTGGTGTGGGTATACGACATAAAAGAACAGGTTCAACCATTTTACAACTTAAAAAACTAGGTTTATAAACATTATCTCTTATAAATAGTATCATAGATTAAAACTGTGAGTACTATTAATAAAAATATTATAGGAGAGAATATTATGTCAGGATGGATAAATACGGATGCACACGCTAGTGCGCCTTTATGGGCGTTGGCACAAGTACAAAAAGCACCAACAGCTGCGAACATGGGAGCTGCAGCTTCTGGAAAACTTTTTAACAATGCAACAGAAGACAACCTTATCACGGATGTATTTGTTGGGTTATTTAACCTAAAAGATACTGAAGAAGAAAAGGGTGCCCACACTGGTTGGAATTTAAAAACAACTGGTACAGGCGGTCGTGCTTCTAGAGTAATGTATGAAACACTAGTATGTTTAGCTAACTCAGCTGACGCTTAGTAGTTAAACGACATATAAATAATGATAGAGAGAGAAGGAAACTTTCGAGAAGACTTCTCTCTCACTTTGGTCCATGTGTATGCATGGAGTAGCATTCCCGAAAGGGGTTAATATAGGAGAAAAACAATGGCAGATAAGAAAATAACAGCATTATCTAACTTAGGTGATTCATTATCTTCAGCAGATTTATTTCATGTTGTAGATGACCCAACAGGAACACCAGTTAATAAGAAGATAGCTGCTGAAGATGTTTTTAATAATATACCTTCATGGTTAGGTTTAAAACAAACTTCACAAACAGGAACAGCAGATGGTTCAACAACTATCGCTATCAATGTTACAACAGCAATAACAGAGATTGACGCTACATCAGCGACAAGTACCTGTTCATTAGCAGATGGCGCTGACGGTCAAGTTAAGACAGTTATCAATACATCTACAAGTAACACTAACATAGTTACAATTACACCTAGTAATCTAAGAGGATATACAAATGTTCTTTTAAATGCACCTGGTGAGACTGTAACAGTACTGTTCAAAAATTCAAACTGGAATATTATAGCAGGTAACGGCTATACTACATCATAAATTATATTATAAGGAGTAAATTATGGCGAAGACAATTGATGAAAAATTATTAATGGAAGAGAGAGTAACTTTAGAAGAAGATTATAAATCTACTGAAGAAAAAATAAAATTAGTTGAAAAAGAAATAGGTAATTTAAAGAGTAATCTTAATGCTATCTATGGTGCTGTTCAACAAATAGACAAGTTGATAGTTATGTCGAAAGAAGGTAACAAATCAAAGTCAAGACAAGAGGCAGACAAGGCAAGTGAAGTCGCTTAAAAAACATATAGAAGAAGAAGATAACTTGAAAGAGTTTGAAGAGGATTTATTGGCGAAGGAAGAGAGCGCCGATGAATCTAAAATTAACGAGGAAGACAAATGAAAACTTTTAAACAACATGTAACAGAGAATCACGGTGCTGGTGCTAAAACAGCAGCTGCTGTAGGTACAACTGTTGATGGCCAATCTGCTGAAGATAGCCAATTGGGTATGCATAACATACAAGATGAAGAAGTATTAAAAGTAGTTAATGGTTTTGTAGGTTCAATTGCAGAAAGGGAATATATCAATCCACAAAAAGCAGTAGATGAACTTAAAGAAAAACTATCTAGAGTAGGACTACATTTCGACTGCCACCTTGAAGGTGATAGCGGTACTAATGCTTGTGATGTCGTAAGACATGGCGGAAGATTCGGTAAAGATACAGATGGTTCAGATATAAATGATGATGGTATTTCACACCAAAAAGAAGGTGGGTTAAAACTAGAAATCAAACATGAACTACTATCAACTGGCTCATCTAAAGTTTATGCAAAATTAGTATAATTTAAATTAAGGTATATTATGGTTTTTGAAACAATTACGAATGATAATTGGATGACTTATGCAATGAAAAGTTATGATAACCCTACACTTGAAAAAGATGTAGAGTTTAATGATGATTTAAAAAGGTTTAAGTATTTAAAAAGATTATTTCGTAAGTATGAATTGACAGATAAGATTAAAGTCAGACTAGCAGTTAATCACATTGTAGTATTACACAATGTTTTTAACACAGATACTGCTACTACTTTATTATTGTTTAAGATAGACAGAGTATATTGGCCTATCTTAAAGTCAATTTTAAGTTACTTAGACTATCTATATCCTGAGGAATTAAATGATATTGATGAAGATAGAAAGATTAAACAGATGTTAGAGGAATTATAATGGCAAGTAGGGCTATAGATTTATTAATAACATATAGAATAATGAAATTATTAGTAACACCTTTTGATAAACAAGAGGCGTTTAAGTATGGTATTATAGATAAACAAGGTAAAGTTTTAAGACCTTGGAGAACTATATCTAAG